TGTTGGAGGAACAAGCAAAAGAAATAACTGCAAAAACTAATTTATGAAAATCAGTTTAATATTAGAAAGAGAAGTTTACACTGACAAATCAACAATTGGTAAACTTTATTTTAAAGATTTGCAAACTATTTATCCTAAATTTATTTGTTATACTTTGGAGGACACTTGCAGAGATTGGAATAGAGATGGAGACTTAGACGATAAGGGAGAAGCAAAAGTATTTGGCGAAACTGCAATACCAAGCGGAACGTATCAAATGGAGTTTAGGTATTCTCCAGGATTTAAAATAAACACGCCACATTTATTGAATGTAAAAGATTATAAATACATTTTAATCCATCCCGGCAATGGCCCTAAAGATAGCAAGGGTTGTATTTTGGTAGGCAAAAATCAATCTAAGGATTGGATTTCAGACAGTAGAATTGCATTCAAAGAGTTGATGTTTTTGCTTAAAAAATATAGCGAAATGGAAATTACTATTGTTGATAAAAAATTAATCCCAATTGCATAATGAATTATATTGCTGAAATAGTAAAAACATTTAGTAGTAAAAGCAGTTTTTTTAGTTCAAAAAGACTTGAAAGGTTTGCTATTGTTGCAGTAGCATTATCTGCTAATATTGTTTATTTGTATTTTCATGTTAAAACAATGTCAGCGATAGACTTTTTATTGTTAAATGCTGCTTTATTTACTTATGCAGGTTTTAATACAAAACAAATACAAAAAGATGAAAAAACTAACAATCCTTCTACTGACAATAACTCTATTTAGTTGTCAAGTTTTTAAAAATTTTACCAAAGAGAAATCTAAGGAAGAAAATAAAACAGAAACAATTATAAAAGTTGATTCACTTACAGAAGTTCAAAAAGAGCAAGAAATAGTTTCAACTTTTGCAGATGAAACTAAAACAGAATTTTTTGACTTGAGTGAGGTTACTATCTTTGAAGTTATGAATGACAGTGGCATCGTAAAAGAACGCACCACAACAACTAAAACCAAGGTAAAAACAAATAAGGTTGAGATAGGTCAAGTAAATACTTTAGTTTTCAGAAAAGAGCAAAATAAGGTTGATAAAAAAACCTTAATTGAACAAAAAAACCAAAACAAAAACATTCAAGTAAAAAAGCATAAAAAAGTAGAAAAGACTTCACTACCTAATTGGTTATGGATTCTATTAATAATTATTGCAATAACATTTATTTTGGTTGCAGTATGGAAATTAAAAAACAAATGGCTAATCAACTGACTTGTTAGTTGGATTGCTATTATGCCTCAAATAATTTGGGGCTTTTTTTTTATAAAAAATAATTGATATATTTGCACTGATTGTTTTCATGAATAAGTTGGTTATTTACAAAAACCACCAAGTAAAATTGGTGGTTTTTTTATTTTTATAGAAATTAATCTAATTGAAAATCAATCACTTATAATTATTTTTATGTGATTGTTATCAATTAAACAAAATTTGTGTACATTTGCCTCAACAAACACAAACAATATGACAAACAGACTTCCATTACCAATAAGCACATTAAAACAATTAGAAATTTTAATATCTGAAAACAACAGTAATTTATGGGTGGCTAATCCTTTAAAAAATATATTAAAAAATATTGTTTCCTATGATTATGCAGATGCAATCAAAGGTTTGGGATATTTAAAACAAAATTATCCACATTTGATGAATTATGACAAAGAAGTTAAAGCAATACAAAAAGCAGAAAAAAGATACAACGAAATATAACAACAAAATTATAAACAATCAAAAAAACAATAAAATGGAAAATTTAACAACAAAACAAGAAAGGATTGCAGAAATAGAAAAACTTGAAAATAGTTTTTTGATAACATTAAAAAATAATGGATTTGATGTTGCTCCTGATGCAGTTTGTAGAATTAGCAAAATTAGTATTGAATTGGGAATAGCTGCTACTGGTGTTTCTAAGGACAAAGGTTTTAAAATGGCTTTTGCTTCTGATATTTCATTGTATGCAGCACAACCTGAAAATAGATTTGGTAACAGAAAAAATGAAATAAATTTTGGTAGTTCAGGATGTTTTACACCAGAAATAAAAGAAAGTTATTGGAGAACACTTCACGCTGCTTCTTTGTTGAAAAATTGGTCTATTGCTTCTGATATTATCAATACACATTGTAAAATGTATGCTGAATTAGAAGAAAAATTTTATCAAGTAAAAGTTTAAGTAATAATATAAAAGAAGTTGTAAATAATGTATAATACCTTAAAAAGGTTAGTATTAAATATTACAAATAAAAACTATGGCAACAAAATCAGTAGATGTAGACATTGACCTTTCGGACTTTGATACAAATGAAATTTTATCAGAATTAGAAGACAGGTATGAAAGTAAATACATAACAGAAAAACAAAAGCAAGAAATTTATGAATTTGCAGAAGAAATTGTTCCTGCAAAAATAAAAATAGTTTCTTTGGCTGACAAAATGAAATTAGAACATATTGAACAATGTTTTGACAAATACAGCCTTGAAGAAATACAAACATTATTATCTAAATAATTATAAACTAAAAATTAAGCTATGAAAAAAATACTGAAACAAATTGAAAAAATTCCATTTAAAGTAAAAGAAATTTTTACTAAAATTGACAATGAATTAAGTCAATGGGAGTGTTTGGAATCTTCTGCAAAAAGATATAATGTTGTAGAAGAACAACCAAAGAAAGAAAAAAAAATAAGAATACAACAAACAACTTACAGGGGAATAACAATTAAACACAATTAAAATGACACAGTTAAAAAAATTACAAAAAAACGAAAAAAAAATTGGCAACAAAAAGTCGAAAAAAAATGAAATAAAGTATCCTAATATTTTTTTTAGAGTATCAGCAATCCATCAAGAGTTTGTAAATAGAAAAGTTCATGATAATACTGATTTAAAAAACAAGAGTAGAGGCAAAGGGGATATTTTTGGGGAAATATTTATTGAAACACATCCAGAATTTGCAGAATACAAAAAACAATTTGAGCAAAAAAATACAGTAGAGATTGAGTAAAAATTCATATTTATAAAAATTAAAAAAATGGCCAAAAGAAAAGCATTACAACCTAAAAGTTTTGAAATATATTCTGAGCAAGATATTGAAGTCAGAGCATACATAGATTATTTGTTAAAAATATTGAACTTAAATTTTATGAATGTTTTTGAAAACAAAAATCAGGTAAGGGAATTGGTTGCAGTAAGGCAAATAATAACAGCGATAACATTTTTAAAATACGAATCAATTTACCAAATTACTTTATTTAATAAATGTAAATTGGGTGATTTAATAGGAAAAGACCATGCAACTGTTATTTATTGTTTATCAAAGTATAATGATGTTATTAATGGAGCAAATTTGTTTGAACAAAAAATAGTTCTTGAACAATTAACTCCATATAAAGATGACTATTTTAAAGATGCCAATAGAACTATTGATTATGAAGGATTCCGGATTATTAAAAACATTGAAGGATTGGTTAAAATATTGAATATGGAAAATGTAAAATTACCATTTAGAGGTGAAAGAATTGATGAAGCAAAGGCATACATTGATGGATTAGTATATTCTAAAAATAAAATGCAATCTCAATTGTAATTATTTAATGATTAAAATAGAAATCAAACCATTATCAGTAAATGAAGCATGGCAAGGTAAAAGATTCAAAACATCCAAATATTGCCAATATGAAAAAAACTGCCTTTTTCTTATGCCTAAGACGTTTATTCCATTGCCGCCATATAAACTATTGATTGAAGTAGGATTTAGCAATACAGCAAGCGATATTGATAATATTTGCAAACCATTTATTGATATACTCCAAAAAAAATATTTAATTAACGATAAAGATATTTTTGAACTTAATATTAAGAAGTTTATAGTAAAAAAAGGCAAAGAATATATTTCCTATGAAATTAATCGTGTTGATAATTAAGTAGTTACATATTATTTTGTTAAATTGTTTAATTGATAACAATTATTTAGTACATTTGCCTCATCAAACAATTAAAAAATAAACAAAATGAAAACACTAACAATCTATCCAAACAACCAATGTTTTATTACTATGAATAAAACTACTAACGAAATCACTCTTGAAATTGCACAACAATATTTACTTGTTGGTTTTAAAAGCAAATGTTTTATTGGAAACATTACACAATACAAATTAAAATAATAATCAAAAGGGGCGCAGCATCCAACCAACTGCATAAACAATCAAAAACAAAAACAATGAAAACATTAACACCAAACACCTTAATAAAAGCTAAAGGCTTTGATATTAGTATTGGAATTAAAACAACAGAAATAGCTTTAATTAGCCATACAACTGGAAGTTTTGCAACATTTTCATCTATAAAAAAAGGTGGAAGGCTTAGCAAAATAAAAAGAAAGTTTAGAAGCAACATCTGCAGCTCAGAACATTTTTTCTTTTGCGATATGAATCAGCAGGAAACAGAATTATTGATAAAACTACTTAAATAAAACCAATAAAATAAACAACAATGGAAACAACAACAAAAACACAAACACAAACACAAACACAAACACAAACAACAGTTGACCCATTCTTACCATTGGTTACATTCGCTAAAATAGAAATGTTCCGCCAAGCAAGAGTTATGAATGGATTTAACTTCCCCGACAATCAGCATGTAGATTATTGGGTTAATAATGGCATCTTAACATTTCAGTACATTGACCGGATTGACCGCCTTACTCAGTTTGATGGCGAGCCAATTGAAGAAGATAGACATAGCTACATGACTATTAATCTACTTGAAAATGCAAGGATAGAGCAACTTTATGATAAGTTGCAACAAGTTTTTGAAGTTATAGAGGAACACGAAGTATATTACAACACACTTAAATAATCACCTAAAAAAACAATCAAAATGAAAACAACAATGGAAACAACAATTACCTTGCCTTTTCAGATAGGGCAACAAGCCTTTTACTTAAAGGAAAACCAATTAAAAAGCGGTAACATTTGGCGTATTGACGCAGAAGTAACAGAAAACGAAATCAAATTTAGTGTTTGGTTTAAGTTGGAAGATTATAAATCGGACTTAATTAGGTCAAATCACGTTTTTTTTACAAAAGACCAAGCTATTGAATATGTTACATCACAATTAATGTAATTAAAAAAATGGAAAACACACAGGTATCAGTCAACCAACCAATGACTGCAAAAAGGTTATTTGACCAAGAAAATGTAAAAGCAAAATTTACTGAATTATTAGGCAAAAAAGCACAGGGGTTTATTACCTCTGTGCTTCAAATTGTCGCTTCAAATGATTTACTTAGTAAAGCAGAACCAACAAGTATTTATCAAGCTGCGGCTGTTGCTGCAACATTAGATTTGCCTTTAAATAACAATTTAGGTTTTGCTTACATTGTGCCTTATAATGCAAGGCAAAAAGATGGCAATTACAAACAAGTAGCACAATTTCAAATTGGTTACAAAGGATTCATTCAGTTAGCACAAAGAAGCGGCCAAGTAAAAAAGATTTACGCAAGTGAAATTTACAAAGGTCAAATAATTTCTGAAAATCCGCTTGAAGGATATGTATTTGACTTTAGTAAAAAAGTTGATGATACAGTTGTAGGATATGCCGCAAGAATTGAGCTAATAAATGGCTTTGAGAGCGTTCTTTATATGCCAATGGATAAAATCAAAGCACACGGAGTAAAGTACTCTCAAACGTTTAAAAAAGGATTTGGCCTTTGGAAAGACGATTTTGATGCAATGGCAAAAAAAACAGTTGTAAAATTGCTTATTAGCAGATATGCTCCACTTTCAATTGATATGCAAAATGCAATAGTATTTGACCAAGGTGTTGTAAAAGATGTTGAAAAAAGTGAAGTTGAATATGTAGACCATGAAGAAGTAAAAGTTGAATTAGAAGCACATAATGAGTTTAAAGAATCGCAAAGAGTAATGGACTTTATTAAATTTTAACCAACAATTGTTTAGATGTTCATCACTATCTAAATTTATTATTGAAGAAAAAGAAAACAAAGATGGTTCTATCCGCAAAGGTTCAGGAACAATAACAGAAGGCATTCAAACTGCGCTAAAAGAAATTTACTACCAAAAAATCAAAGGTTATAAAAAAGACTTTGGTTCAAAGCAAACAGAAAAAGGCAATTATTGTGAAGAAGATGGAATTACTATGTTGCAGAAAACAATAATGAAAGGTAAATTGCTTGTAAAAAATAAAGAAATAGTAACGAATGATTGGTTGGCCGGAACTCACGATGTTAAAATAGGTAATGTTATTGTTGACATAAAAAATTCTTTTGATTGGCTTACTTTTGATGTTGCTGAAATGAGTAAAATATATGAATGGCAATTAAGAGGATATATGATGCTAAATGATTGCAGTGAAGCATTATTATACTATTGCTTATTAAATATGCCTGAGCAACTTTTACAAGATGAGGAACGTAAAATGTTTTATTCTAAAAAAAAGTGGATGTCGTTTGAAAGTCCTGATTATATTTTGGAATGCGACAAACTCAGAGAAATGTTTAACTTTGAAAAATTTCCAATTGAACAAAGATTTAAAGTTTTTAAGATTGAAAGAGATTTGGCAAAAGAGGAATTAATTAAATCAAGTATTGTAAAATGTAGAACTTGGCTTAATGATTATCATGAACAACAATTAGAGTTAGCAAAAAACAATTTAATTTTAATGCAATAATTTATGGATTTATTTAATCAACCGCCTTATACACCTAAAGAATTAGGCATACAAAGAGCAGAAACAAAGCAAGAACAAATTCAACCTGGTTGGCAAGATTTAGCTATTGATAAACTTAAAATTTACCTCCAATTTACAAATGAATTTATTACTGAGGATTTTAGATTGTGGGCAGAACAGAATGGACTTTCTCAACCTCCTGAACCCCGTGCTTATGGTGCTATGATTATTAAATCACAAAAACTTGGTTTAATTAAATGGAATGGAAATTATCAGGAAATGAAAGAAGCAAAATCACATGGATGCCCAAAAAAAGTTTGGAGGAAAATATTATAATTAAAAACAATTAATATATTTGCCAACGAAATAACCGCCAAGATGAAAAAAATTTTAAAACATAGCCCTCTATTAGTGTTGCTTTACTTGGCGGTTGACAACATTAGTTGGGGGTTTTTTATTTATTGAAAAAATGAACATTTTAGAAAAAGCAAACGAAATTGTAAATCTTAGAAAAGAAGAAAAAGAAAGGGAGTATGGGCCATTTATTGAATGCAATAATAAATGTGCTCAAATAGCTTCTTTGATTTCTGGAAAAAATTTTACTACTGAGGATATTTATATTATGCAAATAGCTTTGAAATTAGCAAGAAATTCATTTTCTTATAAAGAAGATTCATTGTTGGATTTAGTAGCTTATGTTGGTGCTTATAACAACTTTAAAAACAACATTGAGCCATGAATATAGAACTAATAAATAAATTCAAAGAATTGCTTTTAAATAATCAAATAATTGATTCTGTTTTTTGGCAATCTGTTGAAATAGACAAAAGAAATCCTATTGTAAGTGTTTTTGATATAAATGGACTATTAGAAGTAAAACCAGAATTATTTGTAAATGAAATGGAACCAGATTT